TCCCGACGAGGACTGTGATATGATCTCGCTGACTATCGATACCGACAGAAAGACCAGCGAACAAATGGGATTTTTTCTGTGTCAAAAAGAACGCGGAGCCGGACTTAAGACGGTTGCGCTGGAGCGACTGCGGCGATGGGAGATTCTGCCGGATAAAATCGAGACATATCTGAAATCCACTGCTCCTAAAAAGGAGGTTGTCACTCCTAAGCCCAAAATCACAGAAGAGGAGGCCAATGTTGCTATTCGGAAACTGATCCCTGAACTTAAAAAGGAAATGGGATTAAAAACAGAAAAAGACCTTAAAAAAATAACAGCCCGAATGCTGGCGGACAGAATTGGCTGTAGTATTGGTTTAATAAGTAGTTGTTCTGCCTGGAAGGCGTTTAATAAAACAAGAGGTATAAAACAGACAACGTCTTCAAAAACAACTCGTCTTAATGATGTACATTTGGATCATCTTGCGGCGGACGAAATGACCCCTGACCAAATCGCACAAGCAAAAGAGCTGGAACAATTAGTCGCCGAACATAAGGCTGACAAGATTAATCAGGACAATAAAAACAGGGTTTTTCCGGATCGATAGACCTTGTTCACGGGCTGTTCACGATTTGTTCATGAACAGCCCGTAAAAAATAATCCTCATTTACACGCCAAAAATAGGGTTTTTCTCACTCTAACCGCATTGTTCACGTGAACAGATTCATCCTACAGAGAATGTCAAATTTTCTTTGTAGGAGTTTGAACAATGCAAGATGAACGTTTCACGGTTGGCCAGATCAGCGAATTGCTGCAGGAGCCGCCAGCCCGCATCAGCTACATCATAGGCAAACACCATATCAAACCGACTGAACGGATCGGGATAATTCGCCTGTTCAATGGCCAGCAGGTCGAATTGATTCGGCAGTACCTCTACGACATCCAGATCCGGGGAGGCCGCTGCTAATGTCTATCGGTCCCCAATGCTCTGAAGGCACCATCCCGGCTGCGGTGGGAAATTACCTCACGCTGTCCCAAGCTGCAAAAATTTTGCCGCAAGTCAACGGTCGTCGTATCCATACGAGTACGCTGTGGCGATGGACTCGTGGGCTTCGAGGGGTCTATCTCCAATATGTCCGGATCGGCCGCTTCATCATGGTTACAGAGGACGGGTTACATCGCTTTTTTACAGAACTGGCAAAACTGGACTATGAAAGATCTCATTCCTCCAAACTCAACCGCCGTAAACGACGCCGGCAAACTGACCTTCAGCAGCAGCGTGCCATCCAGGAATCCGAGGCCATCCTGCGTAAGGCCAAAATCATAGTTTAACCACATTTTTAATCGAAAGGAACAAACACATGACAGTACTGGAATCAATTCACACGGGCAAGTGCCCCGCTCCTCCACGGTTGCTGCTTTACGGCACTGAGGGTATTGGGAAAAGCACATTTGCCGCCCAGGCACCCAACCCGATCTTCATCCCCACCGAGGATGGCCTGGGGCAAATTGACTGTGCCTCATTTCCGCTGGCCAAACAACTGACTGAAGTCGAGGGTTATCTGAAGGCTCTGGCTAAAGATCCACATGACTTCCAGACGGTGGTTCTCGACAGTCTGGACTGGCTTGAGCAGCTGATTTGGGACGATCTGTGCCGGATCTCCAACTCCGCCAATATCGAAAAGGTCGATGGCGGCTATGGCAAGGGCTACATCGCCGCGCTGGGCTTTTGGCGGCATATTATCGACCTGCTCGATGTCCTGCACAAACAGCGGAACATGGCGGTCATCTTGATCGCCCATGCGAAGATCGAGCGGTTTGAGGACCCGGAATCTACTGCTTACGACCGCTACTCGCCGAGGCTGCACAAACATGCCAGCGCTCTGTTGACCGAGTGGGTCGATGCCATTTTGTTTGCCACCCGAAAATTCCGCACGGAGACCGAGGATGCCGGGTTTGGCCGGGAACGGACGATTGCCGTCGGCATCGGCAAGGATGGCGGCGAGCGAATCCTGCGTACCGTAGGCGGGCCGTCCTGTGTGGCCAAGAATCGCTACAACCTACCCTTTGAACTTCCCCTGTCCTGGGAAGCGTTTGTCAATGCACTATCCAATCAACCCTTCCAGAATCAGGAGTAAAAACAATGGTTAATCTCAATGGTTTTGATGCAAACACGGTGGAGCCTATCAATGACTTTGATCCGATTCCGGCTGGCAAATATGTCGCGGTGATCACTGCCAGCCAGTTCAAGGAAAACAAGAACAAAACGGGCGAATATCTGGAACTGACGTTTCAGGTCATCGAAGGCGAGTATAAAAATCGTTTCTTGTGGGCACGATTGTGTTTGAATCACCCAAATCCGACCACCTCAAAGATTGCCCGCGGTCATCTGGCGGCCATCTGTAAGGCGGTGGGCGTCCTGACCCCGCGGGACAGTGCTGAATTACACAATTTACCCTTGGTCATCAACGTCACCATTAAAAAACGCACGGACACCGGCGAGCTGACCAATGAAATTAAGGGATTTTCCCAGCGGGAATCGGCCAGTGCTCCTGCAGGAAACGGCAGATCCTCCATTGCTCCCTGGAGGAGATGATCGTGAATCGAAAACGCAAAGGCAATCGTCTCGAACACAAAACCATCGCGCAGCTGACGGCCGCCGGATACCTGTGTATCCAGTCGGCCGCCTCGATGGGACCGTTTGACATTTTGGCTATCAATCCGCTGGGCATCCGATGTATCCAGGTCAAGAGTAATGACTGGCCCCACCGGAGGAACGAGAAGGATTGCGCATGGCCGCCATGGGATTGCCTCCCAATGCCCGGGTCGAGTGCTGGCGATGGAATGATGGCGCCAGAGAACCCATCATCAAACGACTGGATGAACTTCCATTGTGAATGTGACTACTATGCTTCAATTGAGACCTTATCAACAAGACTCTGTCAATGCAGTCTATGAGTACCTTCGGAATCGGGATGGCAATCCGTGCATCGTCATCCCGACCGCCGGAGGCAAGACCCCGGTGATGGCGACCATCTGTCGGGATGCGGTCAATCTGTGGGATGGACGCGTCCTGGTCTTGGCGCATGTTAAGGAACTGCTGGAGCAAACGGCCGGCACGCTCTGTGACATGGCGCCGGACCTGGACATCGGGGTTTATTCCGCGGGACTCAAACGCCGGGATACCGAACACCGGATCATTGTGGCCGGCATTCAGTCGGTCTACAAGCGGGCGTGTGATCTGGGACAATTCGATCTGATTCTGATCGACGAGTCCCACATGCTGCCCCCCGATGGTGAGGGCCGCTATCGGTCATTTTTAGCCGATGCTCGAATCATCAATCCCAATATCCGGTTGATAGGATTGACGGCCACGCCATTCAGAATGACTACCGGCATGATTTGCAGGCCGGATAATCTCCTCAACGAGGTTTGTTATGAAGTGGGAGTTCGGGAACTGATTGTTCAGGGATTTCTTTGTCCCCTGAAAAGCAAGGCCGGCAAGCAAAAGGCGGATACATCGAGTCTGCACATCCGCGGCGGTGAGTTTATCGCCTCGGAAGTCGAGGACTTGATGGATGATGAACGACTGGTCTCCTCGGCCTGCAGCGAGATCATCGAGCAGACGGCCGATCGCAATAGCGTTCTGATCTTTGCCTCTGGAGTCCAGCATGCCCGGCATATCCAACAAATCCTCCAGCAGCGGACCAATCAGGAAGTGGGCCTTGTCACCGGGGGCACCCCAAGCGGCCAGCGAGCGGAACTGCTGGCTCGCTTTAAGCGCCAAACCGTCAAGGCCGACATCTTCGGCAATAACAAACCGCCATTAAAATACATGGTCAACGTCAATGTCCTGACCACGGGCTTTGATGCCCCGAATATCGATTGTGTGGTTTTACTGCGGCCGACCAATTCGCCGGGGCTGTATTATCAAATGGTCGGCCGTTCTTTCCGGCTTCATCCTTCCAAACAGGATGCGCTGATTTTGGACTTTGGCGGCAACATCCTGCGTCATGGGCCGGTCGATGATCTTCAGATTAAAGATCGTTCCAGTGGCAATGGCCAGGCCCCCGTCAAGGAATGTCCCGATTGCCATTCGGTCATCCATGCTGCCTATGCCACCTGCCCGGACTGCGGGTATGAGTTCCCATCGCCGGAGCGGGAGAAACATGATTCCAAGGCCACCACCGCGAGTATTCTTTCCGGCCAGGTGGAGGATATGGAATATGAGGTTTTGAGTACGCACTATTCCTGCCATATCAAATGCAAGGCCAGACCGGATGATCCCCCAAGTTTACGTGTGGAATATAAGCTGGGCCTGGGCCACTGGCAGTCGGAATGGATTTGCCTGGAGCATACCGGCTATGCCCGAGCCAAGGCCGAAAACTGGTGGCGCACGCGCAGCGATGAGCCGGTGCCGGATACGATCGAGAAGGCCGTCGCCTTAGCCCAGGCAGGTGCGTTGGCCCAAACCCTCAAGATTACCGTTCGCCGCATCTGCGGCCAGAAATATGACCGGATTATCCGATACGTCTTAGGCCCCAAGCCGCCGCTATTGGAGGGCGACCAGGAAAAAGAGGATGGAAACATGCCTGAATATACCTGGGCAGGAGACGATATTCCGTTTTGAGGACGTCTATGAAACAGCAAGCCAACCAGTATCGAAACGCCGGCCTGTCCGTCTTGCCTGCCAATGTGCAGCTGAAGTTTGCAGCGCTGTCCCAGTGGAAGGAATATCAGCGCCGACTGCCCACTGAAGCCGAGGTGCAGGGATGGTTTGGCAATGGCCAGAGCGGCTTGTGTATCGTAACAGGCGCCGTATCCGGCAATCTGGAGATGATCGACTTTGATCTGCAGGCCGAGCTGTTTGAAGCCTGGCAGCAGCGGGTCCAGGAAGCGGCCCCAGACCTCTTGCCGCGATTGGTCATCGAGACCTCCCAGTCCGGCGGACGTCATGTCATCTATCGCTGCCAATCGGAGATCTGCGGCAATCTAAAACTGGCCCAGCGACAACTCTCCTTCCCCAGCGGTGACGATGTGGTCATCGGCGGCAAGACTTACAGGCCGCATCAGGACAAAGAGGGCAACTGGCATGTTGTCCTGACCCTCATCGAGACCCGGGGGCAAGGTGGGCTGTTCCTGTGTGCGCCTACACCCGGATATACCATCCTACAGGGCGATTTGACAATCCTCCCAGTTCTGACCACTCAGGAGCGGGAATTATTACTGGAGGCGGCCTGGTCGCTCAATGAGTATATCCCCGAGCCGGAAACAACGCCGCAAGCGGCCATTCCAACGGACACACTCCGCCCTGGTGACGATTACAACGTCCGGGGCGATATTCGCAGCGTACTTCAATCTCACGGCTGGACCTGTGTCAAGGGCGGTGACAATGAATACTGGCGCAGGCCGGGAAAAACCAGCGGCTGGTCAGCCACCCTGAAAAACAATGTCTTCTATGTCTGGAGCACCAATGCTAACCCCTTCGAATCCCAAAAAGCCTACTCGCCCTTTAGCGTCTATGCCCTTCTGGCACACGATGGAGATTTCAGCAAGGCAGCGGCGGAACTGTCCAAGCAAGGGTATGGGCAAAAACAGGAGGTTCATCTGCCCGAGGTCGATTTGTCCGGCATCTTGACATCCCCTGAAAAGCCGCTCCAGGAAGATCCAGGTCCGATCCCGGAGGCCCTCTTTTCCGTGCCGGGTTTTATTGAACGGCTCATGACGTTTTGCCTCGATACCGCTCCCTATCCCAACCGGGCCTTGGCCTTCTGCGGGGCGCTGGCCCTGCAATCATTTCTGGCCGGTCGCAAAATCAAAGAGCCCGGCGGCATCCGCACCAATATCTACCTGTTGGCGCTGGCCAGTACGGGGACGGGCAAAGACTGGCCCCGGATAATCAATACCAACATCCTCCACTTGATCAACGCCTCCAGTTGTCTGGGCAACCGGTTTGCCAGCGGGGAAGGCATGCAGGATGTCATGCTGTCCAACCTGAATATGCTGTTCCAGACCGATGAGATTGACACCATGCTGCGGAGCATCAATACGTCCCGGGAAAGTCGCTATGAGAGCATCCAGGATACTCTCCTGACGTTCTATACCTCCAGCGACAGCTCGTTTCCTATGCGGACCAAGGCGGGCATGAAGGAGTGCGTGTCGATCCGCAATCCTCATCTGACTATTTTTGGCACCGCTACCCCAAAGAATTATTACCAGGCGCTCAGCGAGCGGATGATGACCAGCGGTTTTTTCAGCCGGATGCTGATTGTCGATGTAGGAGAACGGGCGTTGTGCGAAATGGCCGGGGACATCGATACCATTCCCCAAGACATCCTGGAGGTAGCCGAGTTCTGGCAGGAAAAAACCCGGCCTTCTGCCAAACACAATCTGTCCTGGGAAAATCCCAATCCTCCCGTTGCACCCTATCAAGGCCAGGCGGGAAAACTATTGTTTGATTTCCAGCGGCAATCGGACCTAAACCATCGGGCCGCGGAGGCCAACGATGAGGTCGCCAAGGCCGTCTGGTCACGTGCCGCTGAAAATGCCCGCAAACTGGCCTTGCTGTATGCATGCAGTGAAAACCATCACAAGCCGGTCATCACCGAACAGGCAGCCCAGTGGGCCATTGATTTTGTCAATCACCAGGTCCGACGTCAATTGTTTATGGCGGGCATCTATGCCGCAGAAAATAAGTTTCATGCCGATTGCCTGAAACTGAAAGAGAAACTCCGCAACGAGCCGGGTAAGCAGCTTCCTCATAGTGTGCTTTTGAAGCGGATGAAAATTGACAAAGACAGCTTTCGTAAGCTCATTGAAACGCTGATTGAACAAGGTGACATTCGGGTCACAGCGAGTATTTCCGCAACCTTCAAGGGAGCCGTTTATGTCTTATGCGAGTAAAAAACCCTTCCCCGAACGTTTCACCTCAGAGGGGGTGAAAAGTTCCATTTTCATGGGTATGCAAAAATGGCAGGCCTTATTTTTGAGCCAAAAAGCGGGAACGTTTCACCCAGGGGGTGAAAGGTTTGGTGAAAGGTTTTTTAATATAAATAAAGGAATAACAACAACATATATAAACCTTTCACCTTTCACCCCACCCCCGCGTACAGATTTTTGCGCGCGTACGCGCGAGGAGAGAAAGGTTTATTTCCAGAAAGGAACCCAACCATGACTGATGAAATCGCCTGTTATCACTGTCGCTTTTTTCGCCCGGCCAGACGGGATGCCAGGAAGGATTCTGCCGGCGACATCCTCCCCAGAACAGGAAAACGACCCCAAAACACAATGGCCACAAGGTTCTCTGCTTGGCCAAGTGGCCTAAGGTAAAAGCTCGTGATTGGTGCGGTGAGTTTGAATCACGAACAGCAAAGCACAACTGCAGCCATCACAACTGTGGAAACTGCGCCGAGGAAAAAGGATATTGTGAATGAAATCACAATGTAATAGGTACTTCGCACAAAATCAAACAGCCGACGCGAGCGGGAACAGACGCGTCCTGATAGAGAGTTTGTTGTCGGTGTCCGTTTTTTTGACCAAGCCCCCCTGCCGCCCCAAAACGCCCACGTTGGCCCACGTTGGGCGAACGGACTTGCGATGGACCGTTTTTACGCCCCCAGGGACTGCCGCAACCTGGGCCCATCCTGCGCCTTCCAGTCCAAAACCCAACATTTGAGGAGATTTTCTTATGAGCAAGCAATTTACCGTTGAAATCCGCGATATCGAGACCATCCGGCCCTATGAGAAAAATCCCCGCCTCAACGACGGCGCTGTGGATGCCGTGGCGGCCTCCTTGAAGGAATTTGGCTTCCGTCAGCCCATCGTCGTCGATGCCGATGGCATCATCCTCTGCGGCCATACCCGCTACAAGGCCGCCCGCAAACTGGGCCTGCCCAAGGTGCCCGTCCACGTGGCCAAAGACCTGACCCCGGAGCAGAGCAAGGCCTACCGCATTGCCGACAACCAAACCGCCGACCTGGCCGAGTGGGATTACGACATCCTGCCCATCGAACTTGCGGACCTGATGGACGCCGGATTCGATATGGATCTGTTGGGCTTTGATGAGAAGGAATTGACCCAGCTTCTGAACGCTGAGGTCAACCAGGGAAATTGTGACCCCGACGAGATTCCCGAACCGCCGGATGAGCCGATTACCCAGCTGGGGGACCTTTGGATTCTTGGCAACCACCGGCTCCTGTGCGGGGATGCCGGAAGTGAAGCGGACCTGGACCGGCTTCTGGATGGCAACCTCATCCATCTGGTCAACATGGATCCCCCCTACAATGTATGCCCGATGTATCCTGTTGCAGCATAAGGACTTACGGTAATTATGCTTA